TGTGTATAAAGGGGTGGCTGGATCTAAGGGTGTCCTCAAGTCCGGTCTATATATAGAAAGAAAACTGCGGGTGAAATATGGGGTATGCTGCAAATTAGAATCACTAAAAACTAGATTATAGCAGAGAATATATATCTTAATTAGATTAGTGATAATAAAAGATTATCAAACCTAATTAGATTTAATTAATAATTCTTAATAGATAGGTCAACAATACTGTCGTTTGTTTTATCGCACAAAAAAGATGGACCTCGCTTTATGTATGGATACCAACTTATCAAAGGACCAACTAAACATTAGAACAATTCTAAACTGTAATTATGCAACACTTGTTGCAAATATATCACACAAATAAATATTAAATCTTTTTTGTATATGCCTTAATTATGCCTTATTAATTTAAGATGCTTTCATTATGAAAAAAACAAATCAACCAAAGGAAACAATGACAAAAACAGAAATAAAACTTTTATTAGAATGTGTTGATCATGTAATTGAATGGGAAGAACACATGGGAAGAGTTAGAAAAATTGAAATTGTAAAAGATTTTTTTGGAATGGATGTTCCAAAAATTACTTTTTTAAAAAAATATAATCAATTACGTAAATTAAGAATTAAATTAAATGAAAGGAAACAATGAAAACAATTAAAATAGAATATTTATCAGCTTTTAAAAATGAAACATTTGAAACTGATGATATGAAAACAGCGATTGAAATTTGTGAAAATGGAATAAATCAACAATATATGGTTTATGTAAATGGAAACAAATATAAACCAATGCGTGAATTTGGTAGATCAATTAATTTAAATGATGCCTAATTCTAGCCATATTTATTTATTAACTTTAATTAACTAACGAAAGGAAACAAATGAAAGTAGAAAACATAACAAGCAACAATGGAAACAAAATAGCAAATCAATTTGTTATTACTGATGATAAACAAAATGAGTATTTTCAATCATATCGTTCAATGATTGTAAAAAAAGACTATGAGGGTGATCAAGTTAAAATATACCTTGATCAAAAATATTGGAACTATAGCAACACCACAGGCAAGTATAGAAATATATTTTTAGGTGAAACAATAACAGAAACAAAAAAGAAAATTAAATCTGGTGAGTACATCTTAACAGACTTAAACAAATAAGAAAGGTACCCATGAAATACAATATATACAATGAAGAAGGAATATTAGTTGCTTGTGATGAAGATACTATTTTGCAATTACTAGAAGAAAATAAATATATAGTTGCATATTCCAGAGCAGATGATGAAGAAGCAAAAAAAATGAGAATTGAAAATGGTTATGATGAATAAAACTAAAAAGAAAGCGAGGACCAATAAATGATTGATGATAGTAAAAATAAAAAAGTAGATAAACTAGGTAAAATGATTGATGATTGGAACAACTACCTAGATAAACTAAAGCAAGAAGAAGAACAAAGTCTTGCCATATTTTATGATTACGATTTGGAACCGCTGCCAAATGATTTGGTTGATATGATAAACGAAAAAAACAAAAGGGAAAAATAAAATGGAATACAAAAGTAAATGTGGAAGATACCATACTTATATTGGTCATGTAGTTTTTAATGACACAATGAGTAAATTTAAAGATGAAGATAGTTGGTTTGTTGATGTGGTTAGTAAAGATAAATATATTGTAGATGAAGATTTTTATTCTGATTACAATGACGCATTAATAACATTTAAAGAAGCTAAAAAACAAATACAAAAAGATGAAAGGGAAAAATAATATGAATAAATATAAACAAGCGACAAAATTTATGAGAAGTGGTTGTAAAATAAACAGATCGCATACACCACATTATGTAATAATAACCGACAAAGGTTTTGTTCAGTGTCCATTTGGTTTGTTTTTTGTCTCAAAGGATGAAGCTAAACAATATGCAAGTAAAAATATTAATGATTATTATGAAATACACAAAGATTATTTTGTAGAGTAATGGATAAACAACTGACACAACAACAAAATTTTGATGAGGTAGAATTTATAAGCGGTTATGTAATGCGACTTATAAAACTTACTGAACAAAATATACAACTAGCAAAACAAGAAAGGGAACTAAATGATAACATACGACAATGTAAAAATACACTCTGTAAGAAGTGATGACACTTATTACGATACAAAAAAGAAAAAGCATATTAAATATGCTAAACCAAAAGTAACAAAAAAACTTTTATTTGAGGATCATGTTTGGGATATTGGAGAGTTATATGTGCAATTAAAAAATTGCCATGACAGAGATCCTTTTAATAAAATAGAAGTTAGTTTTGAATCTAAATTAGAATATTAATATGATTAAAATATTATTAGTTATACTTATGCTCATTGTTGGAAACTTAATTATAATGGGTATGAAAGCAAATGGTATTTTATAAAAAAATAGAAAGGAGAAAAACTTATGTCTTGGATTGTATATAAAGCAAAAGTTGTTGGAACATATACTTTTATTTACGCACAAAAAGTTTGGGGTTTACTACCATTTTAATCTTTATTATCAGAGGGTATATCAACTATATCCTCTGATACATCAATCATATCACTTTGATTATCTTCCCATGAAATCTTAATAGATTGATCTGTCTTAACTTGTTGTACCTTATTGTCAGAATACAGATCAGTTAATTTGTTAGCCAAGAACGTAATAAATTTTGTTTTTTCTCTTATCCATAGTATCTGATTAGGATTTTCAACCTCTTGGTATTGAAAAATTTGTAATAATTTATCAATTAAAGTCTGGACCCCATTCTTTCTAGCCTCTGTTATTCTTTCATTCAATTCTGGATTTTTTTTTAAGTGAGCATAGAACTTCATCAAGCTGAACTCGTACTGTTTTTCCTCTAAAATTTCTGTAAGGGTTAGACCTCTCGTTAGTTTTTCGCAAATTATATCTGCTTGGCTCGTTGTTATCAATTCTGACTTTGACTTTGGTGTAGTAATATTCTTTGAGTTGCTCATCTGTATACTTCCTAAATTGTTGTAGTTTACTTAATTGTTTTATTCTAGTTTCATCTGTGTAATTAGATTTTCTAAACCCTTTAACATTTTGGTACCCATGATACTTACAATAAAAGGTCCCATTTGCCAACTGATAACCTTTCATTCTACAAGGTATCAATTTACCCTCACGTCTACCGGCTCTGGTAAACCCTTGACAAAACACCTTACGCATAGCTCTTCCCGGCATTATTTTTTAGGTCTACCTTTCCAATCTAAATTATTACGTTTATTATATGCAACTTTCTCTCTATATCTTGGATTACTATTCTTACTTATCTTAGAGAGTTCAGTTAATACTTTTTGAGGGTGTACATAACTTGCTTTACTTTCCCGGTCCAGTTCAGCCTTTCTTTCTTTAGCAAGTTTTATATAGTATGGATTTTTATTATCTGAATTAAGCTCTGCAAGGGGGAGCTTCGCTAAATTGTCTACTATAGCTTGTTGATTACCTCTATTATCTCTAATTATATTTTCTATAGTATATACTTCTAATGTATCTACTAATGTAGCTCTTATTTGCGCATTAGGTAGTTCAGATTTAGACATTGAGGTGTGTAGATTTGAGCTACCTTGAAATAAACCCTCATTTTTAATGAATAATTGATTGATAGAGTAGGTCTTACCACTGCGACCTTTGATAGAATAAACTACATTCATCTTCTCTAATGTATCTAATGATCTTTTAATAGTGGACCTAGATAAATTAGTATCTTTAGCTAAAGTCATGTGGCGAAGTCCGGCAGAATAATTATTCTTCTTCCAACAGTGTTTCATCAGCGCCATGAATACATTTAGACAGTTAGATTTCTTTTGACCGGACAATCTGTTAAGATGAAAGTACAATTTGTACGTTATATGTATAAAACCTCTAGTCTGCACAATATTTTCTGTGATTTCGTTGTAGGTCTAGCAAGATGGACAACCATTGGTCCTCATTCATCAGCTCAAACTCTGTCGGAGAGCTTGTTATTCGCTTAACTCTAAAGGTTAGGGTAGTTGGGGTCAGATTTCTATAGAAAACTAAAAAACAGGGTATATTTAAGCGACTAGCGAGGGTCTTTACAAGGTTTGTAGCCTTAAATTTCTGATTTTTATCATAACAAGTCTCAAGTATAGCAAGTGGCTCGTAGCAGCGAGGACAAACCTCAATACTATCTACATCAATCATAGCTATACCATCAAATTTCCTATGCCAATCATTATAATTGCCATTGGAAAAAGCATAAGTCCAACGTGCCATTATTCTTTAAAGATACCCCAAACTAATACAAGTATAAAAGATGATAGCAACACTTGTAGTTCCATAGGTGCGCCTAAAAATACATCAATCATTTTTTCCCTTTCTGTTTATCTTTGATTATTAATATTTCGTTTTCTTTTTCTTCTAATTGTTTTTCAAGTGCGAGTATTAAATCTGATTGTTTTTTTATAAATTTTTTAGCTCTTTTTAATTCAAATTTACAATCAACCTCATCAAACATACCCTCGTATGTCATTTTAAAACCTCAATCTTTTTTACAACCGATCTTGGATATACTGTAGTATTACCAACTGTAAGGGATCCATCATCATCAAAACTATGTGATGCAAAGATGATAACTTTCTTTGGATCCTTCAACAAAAGATAGCCGGTGTCCTCACACCAACTATACGTTTGCTCTTTAGCTTTCTCAAGAGTGGTCCAATCAGATGAAGATACAATATCTTGCCAAATAATTTTTACTCTTTTGTATTTAAACTTTTTCGTACCAAGCACTGTACAGATCCTCTAGTGTTACTTCATTGTTAGTTACTTCTAAAATTTTCTTCACCATATCTGGATCCGGAAATCTTTTTACTTTAGCAGTTAAACACCACCTTTGAACTGACGTGCCGGGATTTTGTACACCTACAATGCCAAGCTCAAGTCCAAAATTATAGTAGGATAACCCTTTCTTTTTGCGATATTCTTCAAGTGTCATAAGTCCTTTCTTTATCTGATATGTATCTATATATATTATATTATTTTCTTTACAACAAAAAAAATATGTGTATAGATAGTGGAAAACTAAAGGAACTTATGAAACTCAGAGAAAAAACAAAAGAACAGTTAATAGAAGAAGCATTTGCAATATTCAATGGTGGAGATGGATTAGATCATTGGTCCTACACCTCAACCTCTACACCTTTTGCAAAAAATTTAATTCAATATACTTTTCCGGAAAAAATTAGAAGGTCTTGGTCATGGAGATACAAGCCTAACTTTGGAAACCTTGTAAACAATACAGTACAAAGATTGATTGCAGATGTTTTATTTAAAACAAAAACTTCTGTCGCTGCAGAATGGGACCGGGATTATAATGTTTGTTTTAATAAAGAGCTAGAAGAAATTAATAAAAAGGATCCGGTAGATAGTAAAGATGAATTTGCAAGAAAAGAAATGGTAAGTTATGCACATGATTGTATAAGTATTACAAAAAAAGTAGTGAAAGATTTAGTAGGAACTGATAAATTAATTTGCGAAAAATATGTTGATCACAAAGAATTTACTATGATCAAACCGATAACCGGTAGAGTAGATTATCTGACAGATAAATTATTTATAGAATTAAAAACAAAACCACCGAATGTTAGAAAGGTTAAGAACAAGAATGAGTGGAGTATGAGTACACAAGAGCTACCCACTGAACCAGCAATGGATAACCTAACACAGACTTCATTTTATTATATGACTACCAAAAAGGTACCATATTTAATTTATGTTAATGACAAAGATCATATCATCTTTGATCAATCACATGAGCTAATGAAGAAAGAACATCTGGAGCATTTATACTTCAAGATGGTTGAAAAGATTATACTTTGGGAACGTATGATTATGTTTTGCAAAGGTAATTTATCTGAACTTGCATTGATGTGTGAGCCACCAGACATGAACCATTTTTTTTATTATAAAGATTTAGCACCGGAACAATTACAATTAATAACTAACCTATGGGGAATAAAACATGACTAAAAAAAATATATATCAAAAACTTCATGCTGCCTGTTTGAGTGCAAAAAGTGTAGTCAAAGGTCAAAAGAAAAATGGGATGCACTTCAACCCATTACTGCATGATGATGTTCAAGCAACTGCAACACAAGCATTATTAGACAATGACTTGTATGTAACTTGTAATTATTTAACAGAGATCGTACCTAATATCAAAAAGGTTATGGTCGTGTGTACTATGAAAGTTTATGATGTTGATGATCCAACACAACATATACTTATTGATGGATGTTCATCATTCGGAGATATTAGTATGTTTGGGACCGGACAAGCTATGTCATACTCAAGAAAGTATGCGTTCTTAAATTTATTAAATCTTAAAACAGGTATCAAAGATGAAGATGGTTACGAAGCTAAACCATTTGAAGAATATTCTACAGAGCAATCTGAAGAACAAAATTCTTTAGAAAAATCTAAAGAAGAACCTACATACTTAGATGAAACTATAGATGTAGAAGAAATGAAACGTGCTTTGAAAGCAACTAATTCTTTAGCTGAATTTAATGAAGTTAAAGATTTAATTAGAAAAGACGTTGATTTTCTAATGAGAAATAATTTACGAGCATATAGGCAAGTATCAGATATTGCTGAAACTCGTGAATATCAACTAACAAATGGTCAGCAAAGCTGATGATAACAAAGGAGAAAACAATGAGTGAAGATGTAGTATGGTGTAATCTTGTAAGAAACCATAACAAGAATGAAGCGAAGCAACCGGATTGGGTTGCACCACCAAACGAAAATGCACCAGAGGGAAAGAAATGGACCAAAGGTGTGAAGATGGCAGATGGTAGTTGGTGGAACCAGTGCGCTTGGGATGAACAGGATGGAGAAGGAAATGTTATTGGTATAACTGTTAAGATTTCACCACCTACTTCCAATAACGATAAATCTGCAACTCCAAATAAAGGGTTTCAAAGTAAACCTAATTATGGTAATAAACAATCATATAAGTTTTAATTCTGTTTAGGGTCGAACTTATATTATTTAGTCTTGGGGGAGTTTTTTCTTTCTAGTTCCCTTTCGGTAGTTTTCTTCCCCAAGACACCTCTCTCAATATGGACAAGAAAATAACAGATATAGATCAAGAAATTGAAAAGAAAGTTATTGATGATCGGCAAAAAGATTATGGTAACTACCAAGAAAACTTTGTTTTATTAGCAGAAATGTTTACAATTATATTGTTTGATAATTTAAAAAAAAGAATAAAACCACACCAAGTGGGTCAATTAATGATGGGATTAAAACTATATAGATCAACAAAAAATTTTAAAGCAGATAACTATTTAGACCTTAGTGTGTACAATAAAATGACCAGAGAGATACACAAAAAAGAGGTTGCCAAAAAGGATAAAGTATGAAAAAATACCGAAGAATTATCAATGGAGAATGTTCATTCGAGATGATTGAACTATTTGATGATGTCAAGAAGGCTGCAAACAACTCCAATAATGGAGAGCTTGTAGAATGTAAGATCAAAAATTTAAAGATTGATTTTACAACAGTAAAAAAGGAGCATGATGGAACAGATCAGATTGCGTCTGCAGAAGCTAAAGGATCTTCAAGCGAAAAAACATGAAGAATATTTAGCTGCTAAGAGAGAGGTTGAGCAAAAGCAAAGAGATTCTTTTGATTTAATCTGGCAAATTGAGCAGACAAAAGAAGAATTGATGAGAGCATAAACTCATTAATTTAATTATTAAAAAAAACTGAAGGAAAACGTAGGGGATCTATGACCAAAAATATAAATCAAGTGTACGAAAATCATATTAAATACTTAAATCAAAATGAATTTATCTATGAAGTTAAAGCATCATACGATTTGTTAAGCGAAGAGAAAAAGAAAATTTATAGACTTGGCTTTATCAATGGCTGCAAAGAAATGCAGGAGAGAAAAAGACCGGTTCAAGTTGCGCCACCAAATAAAAAGATTGTAGGCTTTACTTTTAAAACACCGAAGCCATCTGATGTACAATCAGTTATTAATAAAGTTTGTATTCACTTTGAAGTTCACAAAGAAACATTGATGGGTAAGTCAAGAACATCAAGCATAGTGAGAGCTAGAAATGTTATTCATAATTTATTATTTGAAAAATATAATATGGGTCTAACAGATATTGGTAGATACTTTAAACAAGATCACACCACAGTTTTACATTCAATAGAGATGAAACGAGATCAAAGAAGATTTTGGTCCCCGGAAAAAACTTTGTGGCAAGAGTACGAAAACATAAAAAATACTGTAGCAGAAACTATTAAAGAATAAATAATTATTTTTTAAATCCAGATTTCATATTTTTATATGCTTTTGCAGAGATTGTAGATTTTTTTTTGGATCTTGATGTACCAGCTTTCTTACGTTTGTTAATATTATAATACAAACCTTTTTTAGCTGTCTTACCAGATTTAGTTTTGTGATAACCTTTTTTCATTACTTCTTCTTTTTAGATTTAGACTTCATTATCTTTTTTTTTAAAAAAGATGGTAAAGTTTTTTGTTTAGCTGTTAGTTTACCTTTGCTCTTTTTATATCCCGGCATATTGTTTCTCCATTAGTTTACGTTTACAATAATTATCAAAGCAAGAACCATCTTTACCATCATGGCAAAAATACTTCTTGGTATGAGTTATAATCCATCCGCCTTCATTACTCAATAGTTCTTTATTACATTCTTCGCAATAACCACAAAGCCTAACTGTTTCTCTTTTTTTCCAAGTTTTCTTTTTTATCGGCATTTCCACCTACGTCTTGCTTGTCGCAACCTAGAGTTTGGATCTCTTGCAGCTTTTGGAAACTTTTTCATTTGTCCAGCTGATCTTGCACAGTAGCTCTTTCTACGTTTAGCAGCTTTAGATCCTTTCTTAACTTTACCTGTTACAGCAGTTTTTAATTTGGACCCGGGATTTTCTCTTCGGTATCTAGCAACACCAGCTTTAGTCATACCCGCACCAGACTTAGTGGATCTGTAATACTTTTTAGTTTTTGGTGGCTGTTTATCTCTTTTTCTCATCAATCAAGTATTAACTTTTTTATTGAAAAAGATCCATCAATATTTTTTTCAAGCTCTGCCTTGCTACGCACACACTGATAAACCACCTTATCATTTTTTACTTGTCTCATTGCTAGTCTTTTACCTTTAAGGCAAGTGCTAAGATCGGGTTGTATACGAGCTTCTTTGATCTCTGAATTAATTACTAATAATAATGCTACCACTGTTTCAACCATGACCATTACCATTTGCTCTTACTTTATCTTTTAAATCTTCAATATCTTTTAATGCTTTGTCTAGTTGGTTTTTTAAAAATTCTATATTAACTTTGTTAGTCATATTCTGTTCTTGATTTTCTGTAAGTTTTTCTGTGTCTTTAAACAGAGCTTCGAGAAGCATGAACTGCTCTTGATCTATAGGTTTTTGATCACTAGCCTTGAGTAAATCATTTAACATAAGTTCTCTTGAAGTCTCTAACGAAGTCAGCCTAGAGGTAAGCTCTGTGTATGCGAAAATTCCTGCAGCTACACCTGCAATGATCGCAATCATATTTTTGACAGGCATACTTACAGATGTATTTTCACTTATCTTCATGCTTTTTTTTCTTCTTTGTTTCAAATAATTTATCTATCCAACCACAAAGTATATCTAATTTTCCAAAAAATGAATATATAAATCTATCAATCATGTTGCTGGTCCTCCACAAAAAGCCAACAACGTAAGCATTATTATAAGGACACCTGTAAAGTAATAGTTCATCCTGTCTATCTCCATAGGTTGTCCTTTGTTTAGCTATGTTAAGATAGCGATAACTAATACAACTGCTACTACGATAACCATTTCTCTATGGTCTGTCCAATAGTGCATAGCTTTATTTTTAATTTTTTGTATCATATTTAAGTTTTGTTCATGTGTAGGTATATCATCATTCATATTTATATCCTCCGACCTCTTATTATAAAATATTACTTGCCTTGTCCACGATTTTTTGACTTACCTTTTTGTCTCTTTCTATGCTTATTCATAGAAGATAATTTAGGTCGTCTACCTATACTTGTTTTTTTTGGTATTCTTACGTGTTCTAGCTTTTCGAGATTGAACTTTTTTTTTGCCATATCCTTGCTGTGATAAGTGTGTTACTTTTTTACTATATTGTTGTGTATACAATTTCATTATTTCTTAACTAATGACCCACCAAAGTATAGTCCTATAATAGCTGATACTAAGTTAGTATCTAGTGGTGTAATAACTAAACTGTTAGATGATAATGTAATCCACTTCATAACTTCTTTTTCTGGTATAAAGAAAAATGCAGGTTTAAATTCTAAGTAACCCACAATAACACTTGTGTCAGCTGATATGATTGGCATAAGTTTTGGCAATAAGACTATCGCAAAGACAGCTACTAAAGCTATAATTCTTCGGGTCCATTGAAAACCTACGTTCTCATATTCTCTTGCTTGTTTAAATCCTTGTTGTTGTACCTCTGCTCTTTGTATCAACATTTTTTGTTCGGCTTGTTTTGCTTTAATACTTTGGGACCAAATACTCATTACTCCACCTAGCACAGTAGAGCCTAGCATTGTTATCATTTCAAATGGCATTATCTAATTTCTCCTCTAATTCTTTGATTTTCTTTTGAGCATCATCTAAATCTTTAGTACAAAACTCTAGCTTTTGCAAACATCTTTTATTAGCTGCATCTTTAGATTTACCAGCATCTTCAAGCTCTGCAATTTGTCCTTTTAATATTCTTACTTGGTCTTTATACTCATTAATAATATCTAACGAATTATCACTTTGCATATACTATTTTTACCTTTAGTTTCTTTTGTTCTTTTGTTGGGTGTCTATTAATTAAGTTTCCTTTACTGTTTCTTTTATATCCATCTTTAGGAATATAATCTTTTTTTCTATAGTTCTTAGATTTGACATCATAAGCAGTATACTTACCTGTGTCCATATTTAAAGTAACAATATCCACCGGACCCAGACCGCCAAGGGGTGTAAATACTAATAAATTTGGATCTTCTGCAAGTTCTATTTGCACTTTCATTTCGCTAACTAAACCAGTAATTGCTTTTTTTCTTCTAGCCATAACAGCCTTAAAGTTTAAAGTTTCTGAAATAATATAACTATAATTGTGAACATACCACCTATGAGAGCAGACATAGCATAGTACATGTGTCTTTTAATATCTTTAATTTCTGTTTCGATATTGTGAATTTTTTGATGAGTTTGTTTTTGCATAATACGACAAAGTTTCTCGTGAGATTCTATTCTTTCAAGCGCAGAGTTCTTAGGCACTAATACCTCCTACTTCTGATTCTTGACAAATAAATTTTAAAAATAATTTATATTGATTAAAGTCAGTTGCATCAACCTCATTTGATTTTTTTATAGATTCTTCGTAACCAGCAATAATACAAGATTGCCAATCATCATAATAAACATCTGTCATTGGAAGTGGATCCAAGCATGAATTAGCAAGTCCGCTACAAAGTATCATGCTCAATGCAAATTTCATTATGCAGGTTTAGTAGGAAAAACTACAGCTTCAACATCAGCAACAGTAGTTAAACCATTTGTTATATCTCTTAAAGATTGTCTATAAGTTCTCATGTCATCAGAAAGTGTATTATCTGATAAGGCAAGATAATCTGTAGCTTTTAATAAGCTATTTCTTTTTTGTCTTACATCTGCGATTGCTCTATCAAAAGCACCATCATTCCACGCTTGTTCTTCAGCGTCTCTTTGTGCTTCTTCTTCAGCAGTTAGCTGTATTGTTTCTCCATTTACTAATTTATATCTTGGCATAATAACTCCTTTATAATTTAATTAACTCCATATAGCAAGATGTCTCCAGCATCTATATTTCCACTATCAAACTTAAATTGAAATCTTGTTAAAGCTGTAGTTAAATTAAAATACCCAGCAATATGTAAATCAAAAGAAAAATCTGAATCTGTCATTTGTTGAGTTCTTGCAATAAAATGCTTAACGAAAGTAGAACTTGATGGGTTGAAAATATGTAAATATCCACTTAAACAAGCATCATTTTCATTTGCTAATGATTGTGATAATTTTTGAAAACTTGTACTTTGTGCTAAATCATTTCCTGTATTATAAGCTAATTGAGTATCAGTATCTCCCTCATCATGTCTTGATTGAAAATATGTAGATGTAATAGTTTGATTATAGTTTGTGTTTGTTCCTGTATCACTTTGGAAAGAAAAAAAAGCACCATCTGTTTGTGGGTGTATGTTATTAAAGAAAAAAATGTACTCTTTGTAACTACTATCAATCCCAGATGTAAAGCTAATAGAGGCAGAAGAACTAGCAGTTTGTTTTGAGATAAATACTAAATCTCCTGTGCCAATACTTCCTACACTTGTAATATTTTTAACTCCATTGTTTGATAATTTTATTAAAGACATTATGAATCCTTTATTCCATATAGTTTTATTGTACCAGAATCTATGTTTCCACTATCCATTTGAAATTTTATTGCATTTACTGCTGAAGTAGTGTTTCCATACCCACCAATGTAAAATTGTTGTTGAGTTTCATTTAAAGAAGAAGTTAATCCTGTACCTAAAAAATGTTTTACAAATGTTGTGCTTGATGGGTTGAAAAGAAATAAAGATGCACAATCAGCTTCATCATTTGCGTTTCCACCAGCTTGAGTTAATCTTTGATCAGATGTAGATTGAGCTAAATCTGAGCCTGTAAAATATTGAACTGTTGGTGTTCCTGTATCATCTTCTTCGTGAAATGCTCTAAAAAATGTAGATGTTTTAGTTACATTATAGTTACTTCCACCATCTGTACTCATATTGAATTGTAAAGAAACTAAATCTGTGCTTGGGTGGATACTTATTAGATCAAACTTATAAATAGGATATGTGCTATCCAAAACAACTCCACCACTTCCATCTACAAATGAGACACTAGCACTTGAACTTGCAGTTTGTTCTTTAATCAAAGTCATAGAGCCTGTAGTTAGACTTGCCATGCTTGTAACTGCACTTATGCTATTGTTGTTGTGTTTAACTAATGCCATATAATTTTATTACTCCACTGTCTATGTTGCCACTATCTAAAGAAAATTGAACACCATCAATAGCAGCAGTAACATTACAATATCCAGCAACAAAAACTTGTTGTGAATAATTTAATTCACCATAAGAATTTGATACTGAAATAAAATGTTTTACAAAAGTTGTGCTACTTGGGTTAAATAAATGTAAATGACCACTAGCACTTTGGTCATTGTCATTTCCAATATTCATAGCTATTTTTTGTGCATCTGTTGATTGTGCTAAATCTCTTGAAGTTAAATAACCTAGAACAGCATCACTAGCATCTTCAAAATTATATGCTCTAAAAAATGTCGTTGTTTTAGTTGCATCATAAGCTGATCCACCATCTCTAAAATTTACTTGAAATCTTGCACCATCATTAGATGGGTGTATGTCATAAAACTTAAAAACATAAGAATCATAAGTAGAATCTATATTAGATGTAAATTCTAATGATGATGAACTAGATGCAGTTTGAGTTTGCAATAGTGTCATTGAGCCTGTTGGAATAGCAGTAGGCAAAGATGTTACTGCACTCAAGGAATTATTTACTGCAAATTTCAGAGCCATAGGATTAAACTCCTATCAATGCTTTGACTTCTTCTTCGGTTAAACCTAAGTCTAAAAGTTTTTGTTTGCCAGATGCTTTTTTAGTTATTGCGTCTTGTTTTTCTTGTTCTATTTCAGCTTCAACAGTTGGTATCTGTGCTTTAATATCTTCTTTAGAAATAGGCGTAGTGTTTTCTAACCATTCAATTTCGCAAGTATCTATATTATCTCCTCTTATAATTACTTTTGCATCTGAATTTATTTTTTGTATTGCTTTTAAAATCATGTTGAAATCTCCATTAATGTTATCATAGATGTACTATTTGAAGCACAAATTCCAGCACTATTAGAAGCTGTTTCTGCTTTTATTTGAACTTTATATGTAGTAGCAGAAGTTGTTGATGGAGAATCTAAATAAGTTGCAGAACAACCGCCAACTCCTGTATGATAATCTGAATCTGTATAACCATATTTTTGAATATAACCACCTCTACCAGAAAAATCAGAAATAATTTGAGTTGAATCTCTTAAAAGATTTGCATAAAGCCAATTTAAACTATCTCTTCTTTCAATTCCATTTAAAGCAACAGAAACTAAAATTTTATTAGATGATGAACTTGGAGTTATAGAAGCTGATAATCCACTATCAGAAAAAGAAGTAGAATTTGTTGTTGTTGATGTTGAATAAGTTGCATTTACAACTTGTAAAACTTTTCCTAAAGCAACATCAGTTCCTAACTTGGCACTTGTAACTGCGTTAGCCTGTAACTTGGCAGTAGAGATAGTATTATCTGAAGGAGTACCTATATCTAAGCTGTTACCTAATACCAATACAAAATCTATTACATCTCCTGTAGAAAGATTAGATGCAAATGTAAGTGTAGATCCACTTACTGTAAAACTGTCTGTAGGTGATTGAAGTATACCATTTAATGAAACTAAAAACTGATTGACATTGTCATAGGAGGTAAAATTTGCACCACCATTCTGCATAGTGTATGCAGCTTGACCATTAACAACAGTTATGCTGTCTAGCTTTACAAAGTTTCCTATTACTGGTGTCTTACCTATATATGCCATTTATATTAACTCTTTGGGTTATTATCTTTTATACCTTGTATTCTAGTTTTCCAAGCATCTATGTCA